TTGTGAAGCCAGTCGACGTTGCTGGAAAGCTTGAACCTGTTCATTGACGGCTTTAGTCATGTTGGAAACCGTGGCTTTGGAGTAGTGAGCACCGTACATTTTCTCAATGAGTTCGGCAATTTCAGCAGTGGTAATTCCCTTGGTATACAATTGAATGACCGTTGTTTCTAAATTATCACTGTGCCGACCGTAGGCTGGCAAGGTATGATTTTCAAACCGGCCATTGCGATCTCGAGGAATGGTTAAGTTAAGTTGGCCGTACTTCGTATCAAACGAGCGCTCATAACTGCCGTTGCGGTTATTACCAGTGTTAATTCCAGCGTATGAGTAGCGTTCGTAACCCAAAAACCCTGCCAATTCGGTTTGAAGCAGCTGGTTAATCGCAATTTCGAGGTGGTGACGAAAAACTTCGTCCAAATCTTGCTTTTGGGCTAGTGCAGCGATAATTTCTGTGGTAAGTTCATTCATGGGGAATGCCTCCTGTGATGTTTTCTGTGGTTACTAAATATCATAAGGGAAGGCATTCCCTATTTCTATACAATTCAGAAATCTTTTATGCATTTACACAAGATATTTTACGCTCTCCACGCTTAACCTAAGTGATGAGAATGTTACCCGACTAGGCACCAACTTTACACATATGCTATCAAGCGGCAAAATGCAACTTGGTGACTTTAACATGATTAATGACCAGTTACCAATGTATGCTGGCAAAATGTTGGAGTTTGAAAAGAAACAACAACATAACAGTAAGCTAACTATGTCAACCCTACGTGACCAGATGAGTGCCGGTAAGATTAGTGCTAAAGATGCCGAAGAAGTTATGAACTCACTTGGTGGTAAGTACGCCAAAGCTTCAGAGAACTTAATGAAGACCATACCCGGTATGGAACGATCAATCAAGACTCAAATGCCGGCGTTATTAGACGCCATTTACAAGCCAATTGCCAATATGAAGTCACCACTAATGGGACAATTTACAAAATGGATTGGTGATAAGGACACTAAATCTGAGTTTAAAGATGTTGGCAATGCACTAGCCTTGCAGATTAATGACATAACTAAAGCGTTTGCTGGTAAAAACTTTAATGTTGGTGATAGCCTCAATAAAATGTTGTCTAACCTAGCAAAAGGCATTGATAAAATGGGCGCTAACATTGTCGCCCATAAAAAAGAGATTAAATCGTTCTTTAGCTCAATGAAGACTGCTTCTAAGACATCCTTTAATGTGTTTGTGCAATCGCTAAAGGATATTGAACCAATATTGAAGATTGTCGGTGAGTTTGCTGAGAAACACCCTAAAGTATTCGCTGGTTTAGCTTCTAGTGCTTTTGTAGCAAGTAAGGGTATATCTGCATTAAAGCTAGCCTTCAGTGGCTTAGACTTAGCGAAGGGCCTAGGTGGCAAGCTTAGCCGGATTGTGTTAAAACCAAAGGTTGATGGAGCTGAAGGCGAACGAGAGCTAACCAAATTTGCAAGCTTTGTCAAGCGTTCAGGGACTGGAATGGGTCACTGGTTAAAGATGGCTGCTAGCGTAACCACCGCTAAAGCTAAGAGTGGAATTAGTGCTTTGTGGACACACACTAAATCAATTGGTAGTAAGATTGGCAAAGGGCTGTCATGGACGGCTAAGATAGCCTATAAGGGCGCATCTAAGGCATTTAGCGTGCTAGGTGCTGGGATTAAAACAATAGGTAAATCATTCCTGTCATTAGGCAGACTGTTACTAACTAACCCAATTGGCCTGGTTTTAACTGCTGTGATTGCACTAGGGGTCGCATTCTATGAAGCCTATAAGCACATTAAACCATTCAGAGAATGGGTCAACAAGGCATTTAAATCAGTAGTTAACTTTGGCAAGGGTATCGCTAAATGGGGATCAAATGTCGGCAAGTCAATAGGCAAAGCCCTAGGCAATATGTCTAAAAAGTGGAATGGCTTCAAGAAGAGTTTCGCAAAGGCATGGAACAAGCACTGGTCAGACATGGGTAAATCGCTCAGGAATAACTGGAACGGTTCCGTTAAGAACACTAGAAACTTTTTCAGCAGTGTTGGCAAGAAGTGGGATGGCTTTAAAAATAGCTTCAGAAAGAGCTGGAACGAACACTGGTCAAACACTGGTAAATCGCTCAGAAGTAGCTGGAACGGTTCATTGAAACACACTAGAGACTTCTTTAGTAGCGTTGGTAAGAAGTGGGACAGCTGGAAGTCTAGCTTTAGGAAGAGCTGGTCAAGGCACTGGGATGATATGACTAGTAACTTGCATAGCGCATGGAACAATTCCTACAAACATACTAAGTCATTCTTCTCTAGCATGGGCAGTAAGTGGGCTGGCTGGAAAAAGAGCTTTGCACATAGTTGGAATAGCCACTGGGACACCATGCGGTCTAACTTGCATAGCTACTGGAACAAAGACTTGAGCCATACTAAAGTGTTCGGACATTCAATGGGTGATTGGCTATCAACATTTAAGGGTAAATTTAAGGGCGGCTGGTCTAGTTTAGGTACTGGCGTTGAGAATATCTTCAAAGGCCTTTGGAAAGACTTAAAAGGCTTTGCTAAAGATGGCATGAATGACGTCATTGATATTATCAACGGTGGGATTGATGCGGTTGACAGTGTCATCCATACTTTCGGCGGTAAGAAAAAGACAATCGGTGATTTAAGCCATGTTCATTTTGCCGAAGGCACTGGTCGCAACCCGATTACAAGACCTACTATGGCAATGCTTAATGATGGTAATGACAGCCCACAAACTGGTAACAAAGAAATGGTCATGCTACCTAATGGTGACTCAGGTATTGTTCAAGGCCGCAACACTAAGATGATACTACCAGCTGGATCAGAAGTATTGAGTGCTAGTGAGACAGCTATGGTAATGGCAATGCAAGGCGTGACTAAGTATGCCAACGGTACTGGCTTCTTTGGTGACATACTAAACAGTGTGTCTAGTGGTATTTCAGGTGTGACTAACTGGGTTGGTAAAAAGGTCGACAGTTTAGAAAAATTCTTTAATACCGCCGAGAAAATTATCGCTCACCCAATTAAGTCGTTAGAAAATCTGTTTAGCTGGTCTTCTAAGGGCATTAGCGGTGTCATGAGTAACATTGGCCATGGCCTGTTTAATGACACTGAGAAGCAAGCTAAGACATGGTGGTCAACACTATGGGGCGGCGTTAGTGACAGCCTAGACAGCGGTACTTCTAGTTCTACGCTAGTTAATGCCATGGAAAAGTATGGTTCCACCAACAAGTATGTCTACGGTGCTGAAGGCCCTAGTGCGTTTGACTGTTCCGGACTAGTTGAGTACACCTTAAAGAAGCTTGGAATTAGCTTCCCGCGTACCTCAGGTGAGCAATATAAGGCATCTAAGCACGTCAGCGACCCTAAGCCTGGTGACTTGGTATTCTTTGGCCCAGGTGGTAGCGATCACGTTGGGGTTTACACTGGCAATGGTGAGTTCTATTCAGCCGAAAATGAAAAAGATGGTATGGGTATCAGTAAAGTACATGGCGGTGGCTATGGTTCGTTTGCTGGTTATGGACGAGTACCCGGACTTAGCGATAGCACTAGCTCGGATAAGTCTTCTAAGTCTAGTGGCCTGTTAGGTACGATTAAGAAGCAAGTAGGTAGCGGTTTCTGGAAGTTTATCAGCAAGTTAGCTGATGAGTTCGGCGATGGCGGTAGTAGTAACCCGGGCGGTTCAGGCGTTCAACGCTGGAAGCCAGACGTTATCAAAGCGTTAAAGAAGAACGGCTTTGAAGCGAGTGCTAGTCAAGTATCAGCTTGGATAAAAGTTATTGCACGTGAGTCAAACGGTGACCCGACCGTGGTAAACAATTGGGACGCTAACGCTAGAATGGGTATTCCATCTAAAGGACTCGTTCAAACTATCCAGCCAACATTCGATGCTTACAAGTTCCCAGGACATAATAATCCGCTAAACGGCTACGATGACTTACTAGCTGGTATTCATTATATGAAGGCCAAATATGGTTCAGGGCCTAGTGCGTTTGCTCGCGTTAGTGGTCCAGAAGGATACGAGAACGGTGGCATTATCAACACTAACCAGTTGATTGAAGTTGCCGAACACAATAAGCCTGAAATGGTACTGCCATTGACTAATAAATCACGGGCTAACCAGTTAATCGCACAGGCTAGTCAAGTTGTAAATGGCAATAATGGTAATCAGGTTGCGTCTACTAACAGTGAAAGTAGTGAGAAGCTTGATAAAGTCATTGCATTATTGACGGCTTTAGTATCAGGCCAAGGTAGTGTTCAAGCAGTCATTGCTAAAGCTGATGTGGTTAATGCCGTTAAATCGGATAATAAGACAGCTTCACAATACTCACAGATGATGGGGTACTAATATCCCAGTCAATCAAAGGGTAGTCCTTAAATGGGCGCCCTTTTTACATAATTAAAATAAGGAGGTTAAATCGTGACCTTACAACGAGACGATTTTGAATACGCCGGATTAAATAGCCGGGACGATTTACAGGTTGAGATGGGTAACGTGGTATTGCCTAGTGCACCAGCCATGGCCGAGCAAGCAACCAACATTCCCGCCATGTATGGTAACCAATTTAACGGTACTGACTTTACCAGCCGAACAATTAGTATACCGGTATCCATTTACTGTGCTGATAACCAAGACGCCTTTAATCAGATAATGCACAACCTAAGCGGTCTGCTATTAAGCGATGACCCTAGCGATAATGGTAAAGAATACCCACTAGTGTTCGGCTTTGAACCTAAGGTGACCTACTGGGGTCATATTACTGCAATTAGTGACCCGACCCCGATTAATACAGGTATGTATGACATGACACTAACCATTACCTTTGTGCAGTCTGACCCACGGGCAACCCTTCCACAGATTGAAACATCATTAAAGAACGGGTTAAATACAATCACTGTTGATGGTACCGCTAGAACGGAGCCAGTTATTCAAGTCATACCTAAACGAGATTTAAAGTATATTGGCTTTAGTTTAAATGGTGGTCAGTTTGGTCTAGGACCCGAGTCACCGGGAGACCAAGCCACTGCGGTTCAACCTTATACTAAAGTTGTTGATGACCCGCTAGGAACTATGGCAATGTGGACAAATGATGCCAATGCAATTAGTAATATGAAGACTGGTGAAACGTACACGTATCAAGGCCACAGTGAAATTAAGACTGCAACTAATGTAATGCGGCCAGCTGTAACTAGCGCTGGGTATGACTTTGGAACGATACCCACAACTGGAGAAGACCGCTGGTATGGCCCCGCCTATCGTTATACTGGCATGACAAACTCACTGACTGACTGGCGAGTGCGAACGGGCATCCATCAATTCAAATATAGCGGTACTCATAATAGCCGTGCGATGGGGCGTGTTGAAGTCTTGCTGTTAGACCCTAACGGTAACACTATTGGACGCTTTGGCATGCGTGACATGGCCTATGGCGCTAAACCCATGGCTAGGCTTCAAATATGTGAGCCAGGCTCAACATTGGAATATGGTGATCGCTATACTGACTTGTACTATGGTTCAGGGCCGGCAGGTTCTTTTACGAATAAGCCCGACCAGAAAATTCAAATCAAAACTGGCACGACAACCAAAACTGTCACTAAATATGGACGTTCCAGAAATGGAAAAGTAACTAAAAAAACCGTTAAAGAAACCGTCGACACCTATACAACCGTGGTCAATAAAGAGGAAGACTCAGCGCTGGCAGGTGCTTGGCTAGTGTTGGACATCACTAAACGAGGACAAGTATTTACCTGGAGTATCACCCAGTATTCGACTCGAACAGGTCGACCATTCCTGGACCCTAATATTCACATGTTAGTGCATGGAACCTATGTTGATACTCAAAATAAGTATCAGACAGCCTTGGGTGGGATTGGTTCTGTCTTCCTAAAGCACCCAATTACAGAAGATAAGTATAAAATTGCCTATCGTAACCCCTTTATGTCAATGACTGACCTTCAAATATGGCAAGTCAATAAAGTTGATACAACAAAGCCGACTTATATTGCTAATGCAGGTGAAGAGATTGTGATGGATTGTGAGTTAGATACGGTTACTGTAAACGGCAAGCTGGTTTCGCCAGTTTGGTCAACCGATTTCCCTAAGCTAAAACCGGGCGTTAATGGCTTATCGATGATTGGTGACCTAGATGACGCTCAAATGACCTTGAAATATCTACCAAGAATACTATAGCAACACTTTAAAGGCTTCCCACTAAGGGTGGCCTTTTTACATAAATAAAATAAGGAGGCTAACAAATGGCTTTAAATAACCAGTATTTAATACTAGACCCTAATTTGAAACGGATTGGCACATTGACTGTTGATGGGGCCACTAAGTTTTCCAATGATAGCGTCAAGATTCAACTAGCTGATGCCGATACGACCAGTACAAGTTATGACGATGACGTCAATGTCGGCACTAAGGACAGCTATACCGGCACCATCAACTTAAACGCCCAGTCTAAAAAGTTTGACCACCAAGGCCAACTAGACGTGCTTCAAGGCCAGCCTGATTCAGATAAAGTAGTCGCTGGCAACAACCTAGCTTATTATGATGCCTTGTCGGGACACTGGTATGTTATGCGCATATACAGTGTGGAAGAGAGCAATACCGCTGCTGTTAAACACGTCACAACAGCTAACTTTACCAACCTATGCTTGTACAGCTTAGCTCATCATTACCCAGTGGCCATTACGGCTAGTGATAGTTCGATTCAGACGGCTTTTAATCAGTGCTTTAACGCCACTGGTTGGACGCTAGACTATCAGACTACTAATGTAATGACACCATCAATTGCCATTGACGGCAAGACTAAAGCTAGCACGCTATTACAGACACTCATTCAAACCTATGATGTCGAGATTGATCCTTATGTTGAGATTGACTCACAAGGGAATATCACGAAAAAGGTGTGTGTCATTACTGACCAACTTAATGCTAATGTGGTCTACAACGAGGCAATATTTGGTAAGAATATGACTAGCTTAAAGCGAACAACGGTGTCAAACCCAATCACTAAACTTATCCCGTATGGCGCTAACGGCAACACAATTGGACTAGTCAATGATGGTAAGAGTTACATTGTTGATGATGAAGCTAATCAAACATATAACCCTGACTGGCAATCTGGGTTGTACTATGAGGGGGTTGTTACAGCTAACTCAATTGAAGACCCAGCTGGTCTTAAAGCATGGGCCGAAGAAATGTTGCAATTGTATAATCACCCACGGACGTATTATGAAGTTAATGTAACGTCTAAATTTAACCCGCCATTAGGTGCCACGATTAGGTTTAAAGATGAGTTAATCAAGCCGGCATTAGATGCCAGTGGCCGAGTGATTCAACGTACAATTAGTTTTGCTAACCCTTATGGCAATACCGTTGGCTTTGGTGAATATGTCACGGTACCAGTTGCAACACCAGCCTGGATGCAGGGTTATCAAAGTGCTATTAATAGCGCCATTGAAAAAGCAAAGGAAGACGCTAGCTCGGTTAAACCGGTCGCTTTAACTCCGGACGGCAACAACTTCACGGACCCCAGTCAAACTAAACGGTTAATCTTACAAGCTTGGGAAGGTAACACTAATATCTCAGCCTATATTGATAACAAGGGATTTATTTGGCACCGTTATAATACTGACGGCACCCTTGATACTGGTTTCAATCAAACTGGCTATTTAGTACAAGCAGCATACAATGCCGTTGGCACACTGCACGGGACTATTGAGACTCGTTACATTCAAGATGAACCAGAGATTAAGTTAAAAACTAGTGCTATTCGTAGTTTGGGTAGTTTTAGCCCAGACGACAGTACACTAGGAATAACTGAGGCGGCACAATATATGTGTCCTTTGAGCAACGGTCAGTATATAACTAGCCGGGCGATTAATCAAAGTACAACCGGCGATACCATGTTTGTCTTACATGACACTAATTTTAAGCCAATTAGCAAGATGATTGTTTCGCATGGCGGGCATGGCTCTAGCTTTTCAATCGAAGAGGTAAGTGGTGCTATTTACATTTGGTCCGCAACCAAGCCTAATTTAAACGTTAACGAATATGCAGTTAGTCGCATACCCTACCTTGCTAATGCGACCCTAGACAATGATGATAATCGCATTACGCGTTTTTGCACTGTCGATCGTTATATAAGAGTCAGCGTTGATTTCAAACATGGGTACGTACTGTGTGGCTACGTGAATGGTAAACATGATGTGTTACGACTCGATGAGGTTAAACAAGGTAATTATGATGTGCTATATAGTTTTGATGTTGCCAACTATGGGTTTGACGAGAACCAACAAACTTACCAATCACAAGGCATTGACTTTCCGTATGTGTACTTTAACTCGGGTGATTACAACATGAAAGACCCCCGTATGGTGTACGCCATTAATGTTGTTCATGGCGGGCAAGAATTCGCCTCTAACTATTTACTGGATATGAATTTAGGGTTAACCGATGATGTTATCGAACCTGAAACATGCAACATTATCTATAGTCAGACTAACCAGCCGGAGTTATTGGCGACTTTCAATTGTCAATCTCAAGGTGCTTCTTTAGAACGTGTCTTTGCAATACCAATTAAAGAACGTTTTCCAATGACTACGATTAGCAATGATTAAGAAAGGAGGTGAAATAAATGGCAGAATCTAACGCAACACAGGTCATTTTAACCGATGATGGCCTTAAAATTATTAACGCTCAAAATACGGCAGATAGTGCGGCTAGTGGGGTTACCGATTTAAACGATCCCAATTTAATGAGTGTCATTGAAAAGCAGGCCCAAGCAGCACAATATGCCGGATTAACAAGTCAGTATAATGTGATTCTAGCCCGTGCTAAAGATGCCAGTATCAATACGGCTGATTTAACCATAGCCTATACTAACCTGAACACCTTTATGACGGCCATCTTAACGGATACCACTAAAGCTAGTGACGTTGATCGGGACACTTATAAGAGCCTTACGGACGCCTATAATACGGCTTTAAGCAATGTACAGACCGCCTTAAAGGACGCCTATAACACGGATATTAGCAACATGCAGTCTAGTGTTGCAGTAGCTAGTCAGGCCGCTTCTAGTGCCACTATAGTAGCTTCACAGGCAACTGCAACGGGTAATAATGCTAGTCAGATGGCTTCACAGGCACTTGCAGCTGCTAACCAAGCTCAAAGTGCTGGTAACAATGCAACTAGTATCGCTAACAATGCTAGTCAGGCTGCCTCAAGTGCCATATTAGTTGGTAGTCAAGCAGCAGTAAGTGCAAACAAGGCAAGTGCTGATTATCAGACGTTGAGCGCAGGTGTTAAGGACGGCTCGGTAGTCCATATCACAACGGAGACGGTTATTGATAAAGAGGTCATTGGAACGGCTGAGATAGCCAATGGTGCAATCACCAATGCTCAGATTGGTAATGAGGCTGTCAATAGCGCCAAAATTGCTGACTTAGCCGTGGGTACTGCCCAAATAGGTGACGGTGCAATTACTAATGCCAAGATAGGCAAATTGGCTGTAGGTACGGCACAGATAGCCAATGCAGCTATCACTGATGCCCAAGTTGGTAATGTTAGTGCCAATAAATTAACAGCTGGCACAATTGACTTTAATACGATTACTGGTAAAAATATTAACGCATCAAACATCACCACTGGAACACTCAGCACTGACCGGTTAAATGTTGGCAAACTATCGGCATTAAGTGCCAATTTAGGTGATGTTACAACCGGTTCCTTAAAAGGTGTCGATATTGTTGCCAACTCATTCAGCACGCCAAACGGTAGCTTTACAACTGATTCAAATGGTAATGTGGTGGCTAGCAATTTAACCGTACGAGGTGTCACTAACTTAGTTTATAATGCTGCTTTATTAGGTGGTAATGGTTCAAATATTCCGGGATGGATAATATCCAATAATGGGTATTATTCCAATGCCACTCTCTATGATGGAGTTGCTTCCATCCGCTTTAATGGTTCTACCGGCGCCGGAAAATGGGACAATATTGCAACTTCAAATTTTATGCCTTTGAATGGTGCAGTCGGACATGCTTTTAGTGCAACAGTCCATTTTATTGACTTCGGCAGTGAAGCTGCCATGACCTATCAGTTTACATTGGCGTTCTTTGACAGTAACCGCAGTAGAATCACTAGTAGTGGAACTACTGGTGTTTCATGGAGTGGGAATCCAACTGCACAAGACTGGACCTACAAGACAATTAACAATGCAGTCGCCCCTAGCAATGCAGTTTATGTTGCTGTTCAATATTGGGTAGCCAACGGTAAGGGGAGTGTGGCGTTTAGCTCTCCGATGCTAACTCAAACTGCTCAATCAACCGGTTATATTCCGGATACGGGCAATGTTGTTAGCGCTGGTGAAATAGATGGCTCAATTATTAATGGTTCAACTATCAATGGGACAACTTTCCATGGTGGCGACATTATTAGCCATTCAAATAACACCGCTGGATATTATCCGATGACTATTACGCCAGATGGGACGTATAAGTCGACGTACTTTGACAATGCGGTTGGATTGCAGTCAAGCGTTGAATCTGGAGCGATTGCCTATAAATATCGCTCAATGATCGGTAATGGGCAATACTTAGCTTATGATTCAGTAATTAACGGCCAAGGCCTTGATTTACAATCAGGTTATACGTCAGCTAAAGATACAACTTTTTCTAATCCGGTAAGTACAACCACAGGATATGTCATTGTTAATGCAAATGACGGTATTACGCTGCATGGTGACAATCAACAAATCACCTTTAATGGTACTTCTGCTGATGCTACACCGAAAGGCGTCATTATTACTCCCTATGGCAATATCAACCCTAATGGCACACAGAATATCTGGTATGTCGGCAATAATATGAATATGAAGACAGCCAGTTTTGGTATGGATGGATCGGGTACTTATAATATCCAATTCAATCGTTCTTTAGATATTGGCAACTTCAACATAAATACCTATCACACAATTACCAGTTCCGACAACGGCCCGATTCATTTCAATCGTGCTAATGGTAGCTCTGTTGATATATTCGCTGCTACGGTTAACTATACCTCACTAGTTAAATCGTCCCTGTTAAGCGTTAAGAAGGACGTTGAGAAGGCTGATACCGCCTATTGGGCGCAGCTAGTTAACTCAATTGATTTAGCCACTTATCAATACAAAACCGACGATAATACCAGTCATTTGCGATTATCTAGCATTGTTGACGACGTTAATGTAACAAAACAGTGGCAATTGCCAGATGTATTTATCAACCGTGATGAAGATGGCAAGTTAAATGGGGTGGATGACAGTGTGTTATTGAACGCCACTTTAGCCACGGTACAGGAACAACAGAAAGAAATTGACCAATTAAACGGTCACAATATGGAATTGGAAGCTAGATTAAACAAATTGGAGGCCAAATTAAATGGATAGTATTTTAATCACGAATTATAAACCAGATTACACGAACAATATTATGACAATCAGCATTCAAATTAACACGCTGGGTATTAGCTCACAGGTCAGTATTACCATGGATGACTTTAACACTGCTATTGCTGGAGGTGCTGGGGGCACTGATAGGGTTAAATTGAAGGTGTTGAACACACTGATTGACAGTCTTACCGCTTTAAAGCCAGTTACCACAACCACGACTACAACAGCATAGGAGGCTTAAATTATGAATATTGATGCACAGGCTTTAATTAACAAACTAACGAGTAACTATGCCCAAGCAATTGCCGTTAAAGATCAGCAATTAGCGATGGCACAAGTTCAAATTGACCAGCTCAATGCCAAGTTGGCTGAGAAGGAGGCGGATAAAGATGGCGAAAACGCTTAGTTTTACCGATACTTCCCCACAGACAGTTAAAATTGGTGATACCACCACTAGTTTTACGTTAATTTGTGGCAATGATAACGTGGCAACAGATTTAACTAAGGCCACTTCAATTACTGTTAAACTGGGTAATGCTAGTGGCTATCTCAAATCGGCCACAGTTGACCCAGCTAGTTTAACCGACCCAACAACTGGTCAAGTTACCGTTAACTTTAACGCTGACTTGATGACTAGTTTACCAGCTGGTAGCTATGCCATTGAAGTATGGGTGGTTGATAGTACCGGGACGTCAATCTACCCTAGTGATGGGTCAACTGGTTTTACCATTACTAATAACATTCAAAGTACCAATGGTAGCACGATTACCACGATTACTTTTGATGACTTTGTCAATAAATTTAATACTATTGCGGCCAACGCACTACCGGGAACAACTGACACTACTAACTTTCAGAAACGAAAAATTACTAACGATAACGGAAGTTATATTTTGAGCATTCCTAATGCAACTGGCGTTGATGTGACGAATAAATTACTTTCTTTACCAAGTGGTTTATACACCTGTTATATTCAGACCGGCGCAACAAACAACCCAAGTAACGATTCGCTAAGAGGGATTGTTTGGATTACTTCTGGTTATGGTGGTGGCATTTTTGGCACAAACACCACTGGCGGGTATAGCTCCTACCAATTGTTTATAGAGGGGACATCATTAACATGGAAGAAGCTAACCGCAACAGCAAACTAAATTAGGAGGTAGACAATTGAATAAACACAAGTTAAAGGCACTCATCTTAATGATGGGCGCCATTTTTATGGCCTTTTTAATGGTCAATGTTACCAGTCAGGCTTCAACTAGCCGGGAACAGGGGGTTGATTGGTCTAAGTATAACGGTAATAGTGGGACATTCGGCTATAGCACCGATAAGTTTGTATTCTCACAAGCAGGTGGCTTCTATGGTGGGACTAATATCCCTCAGACCACTTATGCCAGTCAAGTTAAATCGGCTCAACAGGCTGGTAAACGGGTACACACCTATTTGTGGGATGGTGTTGGTGGCAATATGACCAATGCCAAGGCGATGCTGGCCTATTACTTGCCACGTGTTAGGACGCCCAAGGGCAGCATTGTGGCGTTGGACTATGAGGACGGTGCTTCTAATAGCGTGACAGCCAATACTAATGTCATTCTAGCTCAGATGAAGCTGATTAAAGACGCTGGCTATACGCCGATGCTGTATTCCGGTAAAGCTTACCTCAATTATCATGTTAATGTGAGCTTGATTTTGAAGGCATACGGTAGTTGTTTATGGGTACCTGAATATCCGGATTATCTGGTTAGAACTAGCCCTGATTATAACTACTTCCCATCAATGGACGGTGTGGCTATCTTTCAGTTTACTTCAATGTATAAAGCAGGCGGATTAGACGGCAATGTCGATTTAACAGGGATCACTAAATCAGGCTATACGACTGCTAGTAAGAAACAAGCTCAAACCAACGTTAAGCAGGCTCAGGCAGCTAAGAAGGCCAGCTTTAAGGTCGTTAAATACAACCAGCGAGGGGTGTTCTATCCTAATCGGACACTAGCTGTTCGTTACACGGATTCAGATAAGGTAAGCCAAGTAGCCACCTATTACAAGGGTGAAAGTGTGACTTACAATGCGGTCATTATTGAACACGACTATGTATGGGCACGCTACACTCGTTCAAATGGCCTATACGCCTTCATCAAGTTAGGCGTCACTAATGGTCATGACTACGGGAAGCGAGTTACTGGTCAGCTGGTTAGTCATACGTATTACACAGTCAAGTCCGGTGACAGCTGGTGGACAATTGCACAACGCAACGGCCTGAGCATGACTACACTAGCTAGCCAGAATGGAAAGTCAATTTATACTACTATCTATCCTGGCCAGCGATTGGTGGTGCGGTAATGGCACAATACGACGATACAACCAAGTTATTAATGGATATTCAAAAGGATGTGGCCGCCACCAAAACAAAAGTTGAGAACATCGAAGAAAAATTGAATCAAGTTGACGATATTGGCGACAAAGCGGACAAGGCACTGGCCAAGTCCATCGAAGCTAGCCATCAAATTGACCGTGTGACAACCATTCAAAATTGGTTGATCGGTGTCTTGGTTAGTGGCGTGCTCGTCACGTTAGTTATTTACATCGCAGAAAAGTTCCTTTAGGAGGGAAAAACAATGACAAAATTTTTAAATGTAATTCAGGCAACACTCAAAGCTAACTACAAGAAGCCTGCTTATTGGGCCCAGATTATCGGGTCCGTGTTGATTATTGGCTTAGCTGTCGCAACGGTCTTCTTTGGTGTCAAGATTGACGCTAATGCAGTTGTATTAGTGATTACCGCCGTGGGGGCAATCCTAGCCTTTGTCGGGGTAATTACGGATAATTCTATTTTGGAAGATACCGGCAACACGATCAAGACCAAGTCGAGCACGTTAGCTTATACGGAACAAACGGTCGTGGAAGCTTTGGCGGAAGCTCAAGCTAAGATTGAAGCAGCTAACTCAGCGGCGGCTAGTCAAGCCGAAGCCCAAGCATCACAGGCAGTAGTGGCGGCTTACAGTCAAGCAGCTAGTGCGGCGGCAGTTGGTGACACGGCCACGGCTAGTTCAGCAGCCACTTTAGCGTCATCGCTAGCGGCTAATTTGGATACCAATGCGCAACCAAATGCCGAAACGACGTCAGAATCCGCCTCACAAGCAAGCTAA